GAAGTTATAAATGTTTTGAGCGACAATTTAACACGCTGCATTGCCGGATGCAAAGAACACATTGTTTCTGAACTGAACGGCTTAAAAGGCAAATACGACAAAACAGAAGACGAATCTGCGGCAGTTATTGCAGATTTGAATGACAAGCTGGATTTACTGCAAGGTACAAAATGAAATACAGAATGATTGCACGAGGTACAAATCTTTATGAACGAGTTTCAAACAAAGCAAGCTGCAACACAAAAGGACAATACAAAATGAAACTTTGGGAAAAATTCAAACTGGCAGAAAAGAAAAAAAACTATAAAGCTGTTTACCACGGATTTGATTTTGTTATGGGTTGCACGACGGCTGCGCAGATTTGTGCGGAAACATACGGACACGGCGGAACTATGCACGCTAACAAAGAAGGTATGGAAATGGCTATTGAGCAATGGGGAAAAATTGTTTTATACATCGGCCCGGCTGACAATGCGGACGGAAGTTTTACAGGCTTAGTCCGGATTGATAAATAAGGAGCGTTCAAGAATGAGCCAGAATCAGAATCGGAAAATGTACAGAAGAAACAAACGAGATGCAATCCGGCATTACAGGGGATTTTGCGATTACATCAATAAAAAGAATTTCATTATGCGCCTGCGTTTTGCCTGGCACGTAATAAAAGGGGATTTATGATTATTGACCAGAGAAAAACAAACTCTGTTATACAGGCTTTGTGCAACAGGGGATTGCAGGGAAAATCTCAAAAGATTTTTGTTGACTCTTCCCTGCCGGAAGTGGACACGGACGACATTCAGCGCAAGATTGCGAATCTGCAAGAGGATTTGGCAGCGTTTGCGCGTGACATTGCCTGCATTGAACAGGATTATAAAAACAAGGCGGCAGAAAATGAACAAGAAAATTGTTAGGGCTGATTTGGCTGAAGATTTGTATAACTCATACAGTGATAAATTCGGGCGCGAGGAAGCGGCGCAGGTTGTTGACCATATCATTCTAAAAATGAAAAGCGAGCTTATGAACGGCAACACAATAGAGCTGCGCGGATTCGGCACTCTGTACACAAAAAAGCGGAACGGCCGCAAGGATGCGCGCAATCCGAGGACAGGCGAAACAAAGGATATTCCGCCGCATTATGTGGCTGCGTTCAGGGCGGGCCGGGAGCTCAAAAAATCCCTGCTTGCTCTGGACGCGCCGGAATCCTGACTACTCACGTGAGTAGCCGGAATGGCAAGGTGTTAGATGGCACAAGTTAAAATCAATTTTGACGATGTGGATTTTTTAATTGAGCAGTTCTCACGATTAACGGCGCAGCGAAGCTACAGGAAGCCAAGCGAATACATTGAAAGCGTGCGCTACATTGACCGTGCGCTCTCACCTTTTCCAGGCAAATTCAGCTATGACAAGTTTCCGTATTTTAGGGAAATTGTAGACCAGTTTGCGCCGGACTGCCCGACAAGGCGTGTTTATGTCATGAAGGGAAACCAGGTTGGAGCCACAACAGGACTGCTTGAAAGCATAATGATGTATTACATCGGCGAAAATCCCGCGCCGCAGCTTTATGTCCTGCCGGACGAAATGATGGCCCGTGATGCCGTAAACACAAAAATCGACCCGACAATAGACAACTGCGGATTAAGAAACCTTATTTTCAGCCAGACAAGAAAAGCGGCTGGCGCAAAGAACACAGGTGATACAGGGCTGAAAAAGGAATATCCAGGCGGATATTTACACGCCGTTGGAGCCGGAAGCGGAAACCGCTTCAGAAACTTTTCCTACAAAATTGAGCTTGTGGACGAAGCGGACGGAATGCAAGCCAAAGTTAAAGGCGAAGGTTCGATTTATGATTTGGCGGTTGCGCGTCTGGATGCCTACCCTACGAGCAGCAAGCTTTTTATTGGTTCAACACCGACTGAAGAAAGAAGCAGCTTGATTGCTAAACTTTTCAGAAACGGAACAATGAAGTATTTTTATGTTCCGTGCAAGTTTTGCGGCGAAATGCAGAAACTTGAATGGGCGGTATGGAACGAAGATAAAACAGAGCAGATAGGCGGCATTGTCTGGGAAAACAACGAAAACTTTGAGCCGATTTTAGAGACAGTCGGCTACAAATGCCCGTATTGCGGCGGCATTATGAAAAACTATGACAAGGCAGCCATTGTTCCTAAAGGCGAATGGCGGGCAAGCCAAAAGCCGATTCAGCCAAACACGGAAAGCTATCACATTACAGCTTTGTACAATCCGCCGGGAATGTTTTCCTGGGAAGACTATGTAAGCCAGTGGGCGGGCTGCTGGGACATCAAGGCGAACAAAGTGCGGGACAAAGAACGCTACAGAGTTTTCCGCAATCTTAAACAGGGGCTTACATTCCAGGAGCAAAACGAGCAAATCAAATATGAAAAGGCTGTTTTGCACAGGCGTTTTGGCTTTGCACGCGGCACGATTCCAAACAGGCTTGCACGGGAAGAAGCAGGAAGCCCGATTCTTATTCTTGTTTGCGCAGTCGATGTTCAGAAAAACGGTTTGTATGTTGACATAAAAGGCTTTGCCGTGAATGGCGTCACATACACGATTGACTTTAAGTTTATCGAGGGCACAACGGAGCAATTCGGCGGCCCGTGGGATGAGCTGGAACAGATTATTGAAAACGGCATTTTTACCGACGAAGACGGCTTGAACTACCGCATTGCAATGACGCTTGTTGATTCGGGACATTACACAGATTGGGTCTATTCCTTTGTGGCACGGTTTACAGCGGGCGTTTACGCTTCAAAAGGTATGGACTGGATAAAGGGCGGCGAAACTTACCAGCTTTTCAGCCGCGCGACACTTGACCGGATAGGCTTGCCGCTTGCATACCATGTAAACACAGGAAAACTTAAAGACCGAATTTCAAACAGCATGAATGTCCTGAGATGGAACGAAGGCGAAAAACAGCCGGCGTGGTTTCCGAACTTCCCGGAAAACTTTAGGGATGATTATTTCAAGATGTTTGAAGCGGAAGAAAAAGTTGAGGTTATAGACAAGAATACGGGCCAATGGCTGAAGACAATCTGGCGCGCTAAATTTGGAGCTGCAAACCACGGCTTTGATACTTACGTTTACACTTTGGCTGCTTTGGAGATTCTGGCGGATGACATTTGCAGAAACGAAATCGGGCTAAAGGCTTTGGATATGGGCGTTTTCTGGAGATACGCAAAACAGAATCTTGCTCCGGGGGAAAAGCAAAGATGACAATCAGTCAGGAGAATCAGGGGAATAAATGAAAAGATACAGGATTTTTGACGTGCGGCGCGGACTGCTTGCTGATGACAAGGAGATAGAAGCTGAAAGCCCGATCGAGGCCGTCCGTATGTTCTACAGGAACGTGAAAAGGATTTCCCAGAGACAGGAGAAGCTCGGATTCAGACCCAATATCGTGGTCAACAACACATACTGCTACGACGGAGACTTCAAACGATGACAATCACCCAGGACGAGGACGACATAATCTATCAGGTAGACGCCTACGATGTTCTTACGGAGCTTGCGAACTACACTACAAGACGCTTAGTTGATATTGATGAATTAAGAATTCTGATTGAAAAAGCAAGGGCAAAACTGGACGAGCTTGAGAAAGTGGCAAGCCGCGCGGAGCATGGAGGCGTGCAATAATGGCGGTCTATGCTTATCTCCGGGTTTCCACCGGAAAACAGGACGGAGCTAACCAGAGACAGGGCATTGACGAGTTCGCTGAGAAAAGAGGCTTTGCCATTGACGAGTACATAGACGACGAGGGCAAGAGCGGAACTCTTGAGCCTGAGAAAAGAGAGCTGGGAAATCTTCTGAAAAAGCTGAAGCCCGGAGACACTCTGATCGCCGGGGAAATCTCGCGCCTCGGGCGCTCGCTGTTCATGGTCATGAGAATCCTTGAATTCTGCATGAGCAACGGCATAAAGGTCTACACGGTCAAAGACGGCTATGAGCTCGGAGACAACATCACAAGCAAGGTGCTTGCGTTCGCTTTCGGACTGTCGGCGGAAATCGAGAGGGAGATGATAAGCCGGCGGACAAAGGAAGCCCTTGCGAAGAAAAAGGCGGAAGGTGTTTGGATCGGCAGAAAAGTCGGTTCAAAAAATTCTGTTACCAAATTTACTGGCAAGGAAGAGTTTATACTTCAAAAACTTTCAGAGAAAGTCCCGAAATGCGAGATTGCAAAAGAGCTTAATGTTGACCGCGTAACGCTTTACAGGTATTTAAAGGCAAACGATATTGCTGCTGAAAATTCGATAAGAAGCAAGTCTTTGCGTGGTAAGGAAAATGAAGTAAGAGCGATGGCGGACAGCGGAATGAGCATGAAAGACATCGCAAAGCACTACTGCGTGTCGGAGGGCGCAATCTGGAATTTCGCAAGAAGATACGGCATAAAGTCAAAATGGAGAAACGGCAAAAGATATGACTGATTATGAAAAGCTAGTTGAAACCGCAGGCCAGTGCGGACTGAAAGTCATCACCGATGACTTCTGCTGCAAGCTTCTTGCGTGGGTTTATATGTTCGGGGCTGAAACGGAGATGATAACTTACAATGTGAGGCTAAGAGCCGACATATCATCGGCGCAGAAAAGACTGAATATCTTTGGCGGTGAAATTCCAGACAAGGAGCTTTCGGAAAAACTGAGAGGCTACATAAAGGAATGCGGCGAATATTTCAATCCGAACCGTCCGCAATGGGTCGATGAGATTGACAGCAGATACAATCTGAAAACGGAGGTCAGAACATGAAAGAATCAAAAACTATGAAGAAGTTCCAGAAGTCATTGAACAGTCTGGCGGAATTTCTTGGCAGCTCAAAATGCGAGAAATGCGGAAAGCCGGCGGTCCACATAATGCCGTTCACGAATCCGCCGCATTTTTTCTGCGATGAGTGCGTGCCGTTCA